TTCTATCTATCTCAGACGCGGCTATCTCACCTCTTGAGCCACCAAAAGCTCCTGCCCCTACAGCACCAGCTGCACTTGATCTTAACTGCCTGTCATATGCCCTGTTAATCTCATCAGCCACTGCCTGTTGAAACGGGTTCATGTTACGAGCAATCATCTCCTGAGTTACTGGACCGGCGCCTGCTCTTAGTGCTGATTCAACACCACCTAGTGTTTGTCCTGATGCACCTAATGTCTGTCCAGCTTGTTGTACAAATGGCATAAATGCGCCAACACCAGCTTCTGCCTGACGTCTAGCTGCTTCTTGAAGACCCGTGAGCCCTGCTACTTGTTGTGTTGGTAATGTAATACCTTGATCTGCCAGTTTCTTTGCAGACTCTAATAAACCTATTCGATACGCTTCTATTTCAGGCGTTTCTCTAACGGTTTGGATAACTTCTTCTGTTGCCATTATGCCATCGCCTTTCCACGCTTTTCTAATTTACTCATCACACTATACATGTTTTTAATACCTTTGTCTAAATTACCGTCACCTAGACCTTTTACAGCATCAGTTGTCATAACAAACTCGCCCGGCATCAACATGGCTCGCACACTATCTTTGCCCGGTGTGCCTTCTCTTGGGCTTATACCACCATTACGTCTTGGAAATATTTCACCACCATCAGCTACTGTTTGAAAAGGTTGTGTAGGAAAAACGTAAGGATTGTAGTTAAAACCATAACTTGTTGGAACATCAACAGGTGCTTGAGCTGTCCTAATATCTATATCACCTACATTGAACTTGTCTGGATCTCTTCTGTATATATCAAACCCTGTCTCAAGTGGCGGTAGAGGTTCATCTTTTGGTGTATCAAAAGCCCCCGCTGCTGACAATCCTGCTATACCTAGAGCGGCTGATGGGCCAAATCTTCTAATAAAACCCGGACTTTGTGCAGCTGCTTTGTCTACAGCATCTAAATATATAGCACTGTTCTTATCTATACCTTTAAGTTGTTCAAAAGTTAAATTTGGGTTTTCTTTTTTAAGAACTTCTAAAGGTGTTACTTTTTCGCCTCCAAAAAGGACATCACTTGTTTTTGTACCAAATTCTTTTGCTCTTTCATAAAATGTTTGTGGAGCTAGTTGATCTCTTTGCCCTAAACTACTTCCTTGTGAAACATCTAATGTTTGTGGAGCTAGTTGATCTCTTTGCCCTAAACTACTTCCTTGTGAAACATCTAAAGTATTTTTTTCTGATAAGGCTGGTAGTTTTTCAACTTTGACACCTTTATCTTGATTAACTAAATCACGAATACTTGGTAAAGCGCTGTCTGTTAAAGGTGTTAAGCTACCTTGTGTAAAAGCACTTTTAATATTTTGTGTTCCATAACCCACATCAGACATTATGTTTTGGCCAAAACCGCCTATTCCTGATCTAGGCCCAGAAAAGCCAGCTGTTACTGCACCAGTAGCACCACCAACAAAAGCTGACTTCAATGCATCTTTTACATCACCGCCTTGCAGTAGTGTTGTAATACCAGCACCGAGTGCTCCTGAGTAGACTGCTCCAAGACCCGGTAAGAAATAGTTTAGAGCCAAAGGCACTATGACAGGAGCCACTCTCTTGAGTGCCTTACCTACACCTTTTAAAGCTCTGCCAACACCTTTTGCAACAGAGCTGACAGCTTTCTTAGCTCCTTTAAATAACTTTTTAAGAAAAAACTCTGGTAATCCTGTGTCTGGGTTTAAACTATTCTTGCTTGTACCAACCACATATCTTTCTGGATCTTCTACGCCAAGCTCACGCAAGTGACCAAATATGCTTTCTTTTAGCTTGGGGTTGCTCTCTATTAAGGCTCGTGGAACGATCAGCTCGCCTGTTTCTACATGAGCTACTGTATCATCACCATAGCGACCAAAGTTAGCCATCTCTTTACCGATGGCTTTGAATTGAGCTATGCCGTTCTGGCCATAAAGATCTTGCAGCTCCTTTTCTTCAAGAAGCTTGATCTCTTCATCACTGTAAATGAAGTCAGCTATACCTCCCGCTGGTATGTCTTCTTGTTTAAGTGCTTGGTCCATGTTGCAAAGTCTACCTTATTTTATTTATTTGTTCAATCTTATATTCTTGACAACGCACTTGTTGTAACCCTAGTTTTTGACAGCTCCTGTATGCTAGCTACAACATGTAGTCTGTTTGCAGTTGCTGCCTGCACCTTTAACACCTCTCCGCTTTGTAATATCAAATCTTTTGTAAGTAATTCTATGGTTGTATTAGCTCCCACAGTTTTAACTTTAAATAAACTAAACGTATCACTTCCACTTACGAGTTGCACTGTTATCGTATCTGCATTACCACTATCCTCTGATACTAATATAGAGTTTACAACAGCTGCATTAAAATCGGCATCACTAGGAACTGTGAACAAAGTTGTTAGATCGGTTGTAGTTAAATCTACCTTTGCATTTGTAACACCTTGAATATATTGAGGGATACTGGTTATAAGCATTAGCGTCTACCATCCTCTCTAATATCAACCCTAGGTGTACCTAATTTATATTTTGTTCCCAGCGATGTGGAATCAATTCTTAATGCAAAAGACCTGCCTCGTAAACGATAATTTAATTTTTCTGTAAACTGTTCAACGGGGCTTGTAGCGGACCTTTGAGCGGTAGCTTGTGTGCTCTCGTTAAAATTTGCGCCCGGATTATTTCTTGACTTCATAGTAAACGACACATCTGGGTTCACACTTGTAGATCCATTAAATGTAATATCTGGAATAACTTGTTTAAGTGATACAAACTTGTCACCATCACCAATATCGATAGCTGATGACTCAATAAACGATGTCATAGCAGACCCATCATCATCAAACCCTACCTCGTGGTTATATAACAACGAAGCACCAGTTGCTTGTGGTAAATCTCTTATACCTCTGTCAATCCACGCATCTCTTGCTAATGTTCCGTAGTACCAGACTTTTTCAAGATAATTATACGCAACGTATTTATCTATTTGTGTACCAGCAGATGATGGATAAAACCATAAGATCTCACTAAATTCAGAGTTTAGTCCTACATGTACTTTATCACGCTCTGCAAAATTAAAATCTAAAAATACTTTATCTTTTACCGTGCATGGCAGCTGTATTGTTTGACCACCACTATAAACATAAAATGTATCGACCCCCATCCAATACACAGCATCTTCAACAGCTATTGCAGAAAACGGACTCATTATGGTTATGTTTTTTGATAATTCTTGCAAACCAAATGTAAATGGTGGGCCTATAAACTTCATAGCGTGTAGTGTTTTATTAGTGAAGACGAGTATCTGTTGTTTTGTTTCAACAGCTTGTACGAAGGTAGATCCACCACCTAACCTTAAATCACCTGCTGTATTAGTAGCAGTTGGAAAAAAATCTACAGGATTTTCCTGTGAGGAGAAGCGTATTAACAATGGATCTTGTACCCCATTGCCTTGTGTAGCAGATGAATTTGCACCTAATCCATCGCAACCAAACACGATGACATGTCGATCTTGGTCTGATACAAGAACTTGTTTAGCAATGGTAGGCACACTCGTTTCTCCGGAATATGTACTTGTTGCACTAAGTTCTATTGCTCTGTTGCCTAAACCATTTGTTTTGTCCCAGTAAAACAAACCACCATCTCTTGGGTTTATAATTATATCTTCACCAAAATTATCATGTGACCAAAATCTTATCTGTGCTCCGGGGGTCGTGACACTTGCTGCACTACCCCATCCAACAAAATCATTAGCAGAATCTGCATTACCTACGGCTAATCTTACAAGTGTGTTATCTGCATGTGTTGCGGCATCCGTGCCACTTGCACCTCTGGTCGATGGGCCACCACCAGTGCCCAAAGTATTGGAGCTTATTGTACCGACTGTAATTAGTTCTTCTTCTATTAATATCAAATCACCTGCCGTGATACCTGTTGCACTATCTACATCTATTGCAGTCTCACTTGCATCTAATGCTTCTGCTAACTGTGTTGCCAAAGCACCAGATGTTGTGCCACTAAACTGACCAGCACCAAACCCAGTTCCACCAACTGTGTTGTCTAGTCCTACATTTAACTGATATGTACCAACAACGCTACTACCACCATTACCAGTATCAGATGAATTAGCTGCTATACTTGATGTGATTGTGTAAGCATTAGAACTTATCAATGATGTTATTTGAAATTCTGAATTAAGTATTGTAGCGGTAATTACACCACCTAAACTTGCCGCACCAGAAAATGTTACAAAGTCTTTTTCATTAGCACCATGTGCTGGATCTGTTACAGTTATTGTTGTTGATCCGTTTGTCGCTGCGAAAGTAACATCACCAGCACCTGTAGTGCTTCTTATGGGCGTAATATCGTTAAATGTCTGACCTTCTTCAATATAATATTTTAAATGTGTGCCAATACCCATAAAGTCAGACCCATCAAGAGCTACCCAGTTGTGCAGTCTTCTAGCACTGCCGAGGTATGTGTTAGTGCTATACTTTTCCCAACCACCAAATTTTTCTGGAAAACCAAATCTAAATCTTACTTTGTCACCATCAACAAACCCGCCTTCATTACTGTAAGATGTAATGTCAGATATTATTCCGGGCCTAAATTTTAAAGCTGTCATTGGCATTATGCTGTACCTCCAGTCAAAGACCCACCACCACTTGATGTAACATTACTTACACCTTGTATTGATTTACCAGATGCACCACCAGAACTACCACTTGATCCATTTGTTGGTGCAGAAGATGGAAAACTTATAGATGTACCACTACCATTACCACCAGTTGATCCAGTTGATCCAGCAGCACCAAAGGCTCCACCAGCACCCCCTGCGCCACCAGAGCCTGCATTATTTGATCCTGATCCACCACTTGTTCCTGATCCAGCAGACTGATTAAATCCTTGACCAACACCCCCTGCACCACCAGAAGTGCCACTCTGTATCGCTAAACAAGTGCCAGAAACAGAAAAACTCAAACTGTTATAGTAGTAGTTTTTATTATTAGAGGCTGTGCCATAAGTAGTAAAATAAGTAGTTGTAGATGCCGTAATACCTGCTGTGCCACTGTTAGAAACAGACGTTCCTGCACTTGATGTGCTTGTGCTTACAGAGATTGTTGGTGTTCCATAGCCACTTCCATATTGAGAGCTAATAGAGGCAGAAACAGTATAAACGCCTGTAGTATTTGTTTGTGCTGATATGTACATAGGTCCTCTGTTCGCACAGTTTCCATTGAAACCATCTCCTGCACCACCACCATGATTCACTCTAAATTGAGTAGATGAACCCACACCATATCTTGCGTATTGTCCATTTATCCCTTTCCAACGTCTATCACTAACAACACCTTGTCCATCTAAATCACCACCGCCTGTATATATTGAGTTCATCCAACTAGGCATATTGTTTTGTGGTGTACTATAATTACCAAAAGCTCCACCACCAACATCGGTTACATTTGAAAAAGTGGCATTAGCAGTATAAACTCCATTACCACCAGTGCCTCCAGCACCACCACCTCCACCACCAGCTTTGATTGTGCCATTATTTACTAGAGTGACTGCAACACTACCATCAACTTGTAGAGCATTACCACCTGCCGCACCTGCCGCTCCTCCAGCACCTTCTATACTACCATTATTAGTTATAGTTATTGTACCTGCACCTGTGCTGTCTATCTTCAATGCTGGAGCAGAGGTGCTAGTGGCTCCCACAGTCTGTGATGAATTTATAACTATTTCTTTTGGGTAATTTACTGCAAAGTCATCACCAAAAACACCAACACCACTTTGATCTGTGGCAGTAGATGAGTAAGTTTTTCTAAATGCTCTCTTCTGTCCATAAAAATCATTAATAGATAATGGACTACTATTTGCACTTGTTGGCACATCTGCTGATAAATTTGTAGCTGTATTGTTAGATGCGTTTGCCCTAACTAAAGAACCACCTCTGTAATAATCGTTTAACAAAATAGGCGCAGATGAGCCGTTATTATACTCATCTCTTATATCTGATAATGATATTGCACCACTAGATTGTAATGTCATTATAAACTTGTTCCAAACGCTGTTACATTATTAGCTGATGTTACCGCACCATTAGACCCTAATTTAAAAACTGTTGTGCCATTATATTTAAATAATAGTTCGTTATCGCCAGTATCTAATGATATTGCCCATTTACTAGAACCAAATAATATTGCGTTACCATTCGTGTCTAAATCGCCACCTAGTTGCGGTGTAGGGTCTGCAACTAAATCTGTTGGGGCAATGGATGTTACATTGGCATTTGCGCCAGTTCCATCTGCAAATAGTATTGCTGTTAGTCCTGTAGCAACTGCTACTGTGCTACCACTACCACCACCTTGTTTTACTGTAGCAGTTTGACCGCTACTATTCTTAATAAAATACCATTTCTGTTGATCGTTAGGATCTATAGTTAAATTAAATGCTCCTGATGGTGAACCTGCTAGTATTATAATTTTAAACTGTCCATTAGATAAGGTACCATCACTTGTTGTGAGTGTTGTATTACCTGAGATTGTTAATGTTGTTGACCCGTTTAAAGCTCTGTCTATAATCTTTAAATTATTATTTGTGGTGTTGCCCCAAGTACCTGCTTGTTCACCAGATCCTATTAGTTCTATTCCAGTATTATCTGTGTATGTACTTGCCATGTTTACCTCACTATTTCTGTATATGTCTCTGTGCCACTAGGCGTAATCTCTGTCCATGTTTCTGTGCCACTTGGAGTTATTTCTGTAAAAGTTTCCTCTGTTGCTCCTGCATTTACTTCTATGTAGAGTATATCTCCAGAAGATGTTTTTGTAAAATTCAAATCTGCTGTAGCTGATGTGATAGCTATTAATGTACCGTCTGCTGTTTTTATAAAATTAGAACTTAAATTTATTTCCGTAATATCTAATCTGTTAGCAGCACTTGTCTGTGTAAAGTCTCCGCTTATATCAGCAGAAGCAGAGCCAATAAATATTGCAGTAGATGTTTGTGTAAAATCTCCACTTAGATCTGCTACACCAGCTAGTATACCAACACCTACAGATGTCTTAGATGCAACACCATTTAATTCCGCAGTAGCCGCTAATAAATTACCACCAACATCTGCAATGGCGGCTTCGGCTATAGCAGAATGACCCAACATTAATCAGCTTCCTCTATCTTGTTGCCTTCAGCTACCCATTCTTGGATTGCTTGGTAGTGTCTGTTTTTATCATTTATTGGCACAAATGTTACAACATCATCTATAGTTGCAAAAATGCCTATATTACCATCTCTTAATGGATCTTTCTCATACTTTGCTGATTTTATATTCATGTCATATCCTTACAATTCTGCATCACAATTTAAAAATCCATTATCTTGAAACGCTAGATTTACACATTGACCATCACCAAAACTTGTACTAATTCCATTCAAAGCAAGAGCCAACTGCACTACACTTCCATCATGTAAGTCAGGATTAGCATATACACCCATAGTAGTATGTTGCGTATCCCAACTACCTCCAGTGCCAAGCCATATACCAAAACAATTATTAGATGTTCCTGACGTTGTTATAGTTGGTTGTGTTCTTAGTGGAACAGGTAATTGTAAAGGACACCAAAGATAGTTAGTATTATTTCTTACACCATTTACAAAAAATTCATATAAACTACCACTAATTCTGTATAAATACCTCTGACACAAAGCTAGTTCTTCTGCAACTGACCTATGCTCAAACGGTGTGGCTACAGAGCCTACTTCCATTTGTAAGCCAGTTATTGAAAAAGATGCTGATGTACTTTCAAATATAGAATTACTACTGCTATTTACTCTGTTTGCATTGGTATTACTTGCCCAAGTGTTAGAAGTAAAAGTACCACCTGTATAATTACTTCCTGCGTGTAAAAATATATTTAACTGTAAACTTTCACCATTATCATCATTAAATGCACCAGTGGTATCAGCATTAAATGTCAACTCAACTCTATTCCAAGATGTTGTCACGCTAAAAGTTTGACTAATTTGTCTTGAATTATCAACATCAAATAATTCACAAGTATATGTAGCAGAATCATGTCCTTTCACATAAAAAGAAACAGTAACTTTTTCTGCATCAGATGTGCCTTTTTTTAATTGTTGTAAATCTTGCCCTTCAATTTTATATTGTAACTGATAAAGTTCTGTTGCTGCAATAGAAGTATCTGCTGTTGTACAAGTGACTTGAAGGGCATTTAAAAAGCCGGGCAGGTCTGTTACTGAAGCAGGTGTTACAGTAAATCTTCCTGCTCCTGCAACAACGGTATGACTTATTCTGTCATGCACCACATATCCCTCGTTACCATCTCCTAAACCTGTAACTGCTGACGAAGATCTTTGGAATACGTTCATTGCACCATTTATGACAATGTTTCTGCGGCCCCCAATCTGACTATTGGTTAGGACTTCACCCATCTTTGCTAATTCTGCTGCTTTGGTCATGCTAGGTCTCCAAGAATCATTAAGCCAACTCTATCATCATCATTATACGCAGCAGAAGTGCTACTATAACCAGTGCCTTGTCTAACAGAAGAGGTTGCATAACTTGCTGCATGAACAAAAGTACATCCGTCATGGTATGCTGCAGCAGGAAAACCACTACTCACTGTACCATGTACATCTGTACAACAAAGTTCATTTACAGATGAAAAGTTATTTGTAAAATTTATTGTTGTGTCACCAGTTCCATTATCAGTTAAAGATGCAGTGTTAGTTGAATTAAAAATTGAGTGACTTGATGAGCTTTTGTAACTTACAAATACTTTAACCACACCTTGATTGATTATAGACATAGCAGTAGAATTATTACTACTTGCATCTGTTAATGTGTTTACTCTTAATATACTAGCCATTATGCGAGGTCTCCGTGTCCTGAAATACAAGTTCTATCAACATCCTCACCTGCACCTTGGTCATCTATGATTTGTATTCTGATTGCACTTGCAGTTGGTGTTGTTACATTGTCATTAAATCTTGGAAGTGTGCTTCTTGATGCACCTTGCCTTCCTCCCATGCCTGTAAAACAATAATTTATATTATTAAAATTATTTGTAAAACCGAAAGTAGTATCTCCTGTATTATTGTCTGTTATAGAACCCATGTTAAAGCTATCTTTTAATTCTGTTGTTCCTGTTGTATCATAATTTGCCCAAGCTTTTGCCAACCCTTGTTGCAGATTAGTTGTTGTACTATTGCCTTCACCTGTAACAGATATAGACCCTGCTGTGGTTACACCTGTAAATTTATCTACTTTAAGTTCACTTGCCATTATGCTAGGTCTCCTAGTGCTGATATTACATGAGTAACATTTACAGGTGTTCCAGCTTCGTTTTCTGTGTGAGTCGCAAGAGTTGATGCGTTTTGTCTTGAAGCGTTAAACATAGCAATTCTACAATTTCCACTAGCAACCCTACCACTGCAAGGTTGGCTGTAATCTGCGTTTGAAAAAACGTTAGCTAAATTGTAACTATAATCACCAGTTCCGTGGTCAGTACCCCCTGATATATTAAAACTATCTTCTAAAGCTGCAGAATTACTTGCTTGAAGCCAAGCCTTCGCTAACCCTTGCACAGTATTCTGTGTAACTGCACCACCATCAGACACATAGGTTGAGGTATTAGCCATCTTAACATTTGACCCACCTGACCCTGCTTTATCTACAATGGTATCTACATTTAACTGACTTGTCATACGATACTCCAATAGCCATTAACAGTAACTGTTGCTGACTGTGTTATAGGACCTGCACTTACACCATTCTCATCACTATCTATTGTAATGTCTGCACTGATTGTCTGTCCGTTTAACCTTATAATGCTGTTGTTACCCTTGAAAGGATACCTCGTATCTGCTTCTGATTTTGTATAACTATCTGCTACAGAAAAAGTATCATAGACAACCATTTCTACTATATCATTCAAACTTGCTGCTTGGACTAATACAACAGTTGTACCAGTTGTTGCAGTGTAGTCATCACCCGGCACTAACAAAATACCATTTTGATA